ATGAACAAAAAATGGGATTACGATGTGCCTGACAAGAAGATTTGGAAACAGTGCCTTCGGGTGTTGAAGCATGGTGGTCATTTACTCGCATTCAGTGGAACGAGAACCTATCATCGAATGGTAGTTGAAATCGAGGATGCTGGGTTCACTGTGAAAGACCAAATCCAATGGCTATATGGAAGTGGGTTTCCAAAAAGCCAAAGCATCAGCAAAAACATCGACAAAGAATCAGGTCGATATGTTGAGGGAGATGTTCTCCCTTCATCACGAAAAGTGAAGGGGCCATCGGGGTTTCACATGAAAAAGAAAACTGCGGAGAACCCACAGACCGAAGAATCGAAACAGTGGAAGGGTTGGGGAACTCATCTCAAGCCAGCCAATGAGCCAATCTGCCTCGCTCAGAAACCAATATCAGGAAAGACAATTGTTGGGAATGTGCTTGAGCATGGAACTGGTGCTTTGAACATAGATGGGTGTAGGGTTGGTATAGAGGGTGGCACTTCACGAATTAACGGTTCAAATGCAGGGAAACCAAGAAACACATTACATGGGGGCAATTTTGGTGTTCAAGACATAAATAAAGGCCGTTTTCCGGCTAATGTAATCATGGATGAAGAAGCAGGGGCTATCTTAGACGAACAAGCCCCAAATGTCGGCAACATGATGAATACTACAAGGAAGAAAACTACCACTGGTGGAACTGGAAATGCATGGACTACATCATCGAAGAACGAGGGGGATTCCAACGGTATCTTTGATGGGTTGGGTGGTGCATCTCGATTCTTCTATCAGGCGAAGGCATCCAAGAGCGAGAGAAGTGCTGGCTTAACTCAAAACGAGAACTTTCACCCAACAGTCAAGCCTGTTGATTTGATGCGATATCTATGCCGACTAATCACTCCACCAAACGGAACAGTTCTCGACCCATTCATGGGTAGTGGTTCAACTGGAATCGGTGCTATCCTTGAAGGATTTGATTTCATTGGAATCGAGATGGATGAAAAATATCTCAAGATTGCAGAAACCCGAATCAAGGCTTGGAAGAAATCTGCTGGCAAACCTAAGAAGTATCGAGGCCGACACGATGATGTCAAGAAAGAAACTTCTGACATCCTCAAACGAGTCGAGAAAGTATCGAAGTGGAACACATCAACCAACCTCGATGACTGGTAATTTTTCATTGAACACTAATATCGGTGTGCTTCCTACCTATGGTTATGCGAGCGAAATCTGTTGCCCATGTCGAGTATGAGATTCTGATTCATCTCTTGGATGAGATTGACCTACAAGACTTGGAAGAAATAATGGTGAAAGATAAACACTCAAGAAAGAGATTTGATGATGGTGCAAAGAATGTATTCCGACTCATCAACAATCGTGCTGAGAAAAGATTACACAAACTTCCCAAAGACCACGAAGATTACAGGGGGAAACTAAATGCGACCCGTTGATAATCCAAACATAACTTTAGCATCGGCTGATTGTTGGAGATTTACAGTGCGTTCCGATTTACAGAATAAAACATATTACATTTACGCCGAAACTAAAGAAGGCGGTATGAAGTATCTTTCTCAAGAAACTCACGCTGATTATTTAGGTAATACAGGCGTTGAGAGAATCGTCTATACAAGACCACCTGAAAAGAAATGTGAAAAAGTTGTGATTGGAACACAGTGGATGACTGGTGAGCAAGTTTGGGATTGCCCAATCTATCAACATCGCATTCATCGCACTTGCCCCGATTGTCACGGATATGTTGGTGAAAAAGAATGAGTCGAGTCTGTCTGCGAATCGGAAAAGATTCTCTTTGCGGAGCAGAAGTGAAAGAAGGTGATTTGGAAACTTCCCGAATCTGTGATGAGTGTATGCAATTGGCTTGGAAAGAGGAATACAGACGAAGGGTTCTGTTCCCCCTGTCGAAGTCGATAGACAGGAAAGCGGTAGCGGCAGAAGCGGCGGAAAAGGAAACCGAACCTGAACCGGAACCAATCGTGAAAAGGAGAAGGTTAGTATTGAGAGATTATCAAAATTGATATTTGGAAGTATTGATAAGCAAAACATCACCTGCCGGATAGTGCCGGATATAGCGGCGAAGCCAAATGAGGTGATGAAAAATGAATGAAGAAATAGACGGAATGGAAATATGGACAGACACAGATGGGAACATTTGGGCAGACGATGAGATAGTCTGCTGGGCAGGTGGTGAGTAAATGGAATTGGAAGAAATGGCAAAGGCATTCTTGAATGGTAGTCCAGTAATGCAAGAAGGGCCAATGGGATGTGGCTCGACCTACGGTGGTGAGTGAATGAGTAAGACATATTGGCATGATTCCATAGAAAATCGCAAACTCGGAGTCATATACAATAACTACGGCCATCTTTCTGTATGTGGAAAGAGGCCAACATACCAAGAGATATTGGAGTTCATGGACAAGTGCCAATGGATGACGGTCAGACAAGCATTCAAGCGATTCGCAGGTAGTGGTCGTGTAGCAACATGGGGAACTATGGAAGCAGTATATCGCAGAACCGATATTAGAAGGTGGGGCGGTGGCATACCATGTCGTCAATTTGTTGAGCGACACCGAGATTTCAGACAATCAATTGGAATAAATGACGATGAGTGGTTGAATCTCAGTTTTGATGAATTGGTTGAGTATCTTCCATACATTGAGGGGGGTGAGTGAATGAGTAGGATGACTGATTCTCAAATCAGAGATGCTCTTGTCGATGCCCACTCCATTCAGACTGATGGGAACTACATCTATCCTGAATACAAAAACAAATCTCCACGATACACTACCTACGAGGTAGGTCAGTGTTGTATGATTAACCTCAGAAAGTGGATGAGAGTGCAAACTCATCATTCGTATTATCCGAAGTTGTCAGGACAATCATACACCCATTGTCGGACTTGCGGTATGAGTCGAAACATGACGCTGGAACTAACGAATAAGGGGCGAACATTCTGCCAAGTGAAGATAGCCTCGATTGATGGGGTGATGGTCGAATGAACATATTTGTCTTGGATTTATACCCACGACAATCCGCATCTGCTCTTGCAGATGTTCATGTGAATAAGATGATTGTCGAATCAATGCAGATGCTAACAACGGCTCTCCATAAAACGGGAATCCTCGATGCTGACGAACTGCCTCTTAGAGCAGACGGCAAGACTCGATATTCGGGGAATGCTCATCCTCATCATCCATGCACCAAATGGCTGATGGAAGATATTGTATTGCTCGATAAGTGGGAAATTAAATCATATCCCTCATACTCAGTGGATGACGGGTCATTAACTCACATTGATACCATACACTTAGAATTACAATCGAGTAATCTTCTTTGGTTCTCAGAATATCTTGATGCACTCTTTGATGAATACAAAAGGCGGTTTGGTAAAACACACGGCTCTTTGTTATCGAGAGAGATGTTGCGATTAGAAATAATCCCTAACGGAGAAAGGCCGACATATACTGATAGGAAATACAAGAATCCAATTCGTGATGTGCCGAATTATTTTTGGCGAGAGATGTATTTTAGTGCATTGAATGTTGGACACACAACAGGGGTATATTTCCACCGTCACAAGAGGTATGAGTTAGAAGTGAAAAATAACTTCGTTCAAGCCATGCCTGATGAGTTCAAGGTCGAGGGCGACCCTGTGAAGGCATACAGGCAATACTACCACACCAAGCCAGCCTCGATGAAGAAGAAGAAAGTGGAGTGGCTCAGAGGCAGACCAGCACCTAATTGGTGGATGCAAGGCTTGGCTGATTACATCAAGGCGATGAGTGAAGATGTGTGGGGTGAGTGAATGAGTTTGACTACCTACTATCACGCAACTCCATACGAGAACTTCTTCTCGATTATGAGAGAGGGAATCAGGAAATCTTGGGGCGGTGTTTATTGCTCATCTGAGATGGACACATCGGCCAAATGGATTTGCTTCACAAGACCCCAATCAAGGAAGATAATGGTGCTTCCATTCAAGCGTGATTCAGAGGTCATGGAAATTGGTATTGACCATTCCACTTGGTTGACTAATGCGATGGGTGTGAATGATGAAACTGCATCTTTCGTTTTCAATGGTGCAATACCATCTGAGGACATTCTTTGGGATGAAGTCAGGGTGTATGATAATCCATTTTATGCAGGGGTTGAGGAAGAATGAGGCACAATATCCACAATTGGAGTCAAAGGTATTACCAACAACGATTTGAGGTTCAGATGCAAGAGTGGCTTGAGTTCGCTTGGGCTAACAAAGATAATCTCGATTTCAAAACTCCACAGACTCCAAGATTCAAGACCAATCGACCACACAAGAAGTCTAATGGGAATTGGGCCTCGACTTGCCGGATTGGTTCACAAAAGAATGCGATAAAAACCAACACCCCTACTGGTGGGAAGATGCTCAAAACAATCAATACTCATGCTCTATACAAGGCATGGAAAAAGCAATCCAAAGCAATCAAAGAAACTAAACAACAACATTGTTTTCTCAGATACGATGAGGCCATTCCTGAGATGCACATTTTCTTAGATTTCATGGAAGATGCAAAATCAGATTTGGGCTACGATGGATTTGAGAAATTATTCAATCAACTTCCGGTGTCGAAACCGACACAAGAATTGAATCGAAATCGGATTCAAGATTCCGAATACGATGGAGTTGAAGTCGTGAGTTATCGAGATGCTACAACAACCACATTGACTCTCAACAAATGCATCTTAGAATCAAGGTGTTATTGCAAGTCAAACAGAGGAAAAGTGCTAACTCGATTTTGGCCTCATAACCTCGACAAAGTGAAGTCAATCTATCTTTGCACAAACTGTGGTAATTACAATCCAATTGAAGTGGAGTGGTGGTTCTGATGGTGAAGATTGAGAAGAATCACAAAGTCAGATGTTCCCATGTTGATTTAGTCAAAAAGTATCGGCCTGTTAGATATGAAGAACAACGATGCAGAAAGCGAGCCATTGTTGAGTCTTGTCGTGATTCGTGGGATGGTGACGAAGGATATTGTCTTGAGCATTTCATTCATCATAATTTCAACGAGAGTGATACGCTTTCATACTACTGTGAAGAATGCCCCGATGATGCTGAACCAATTGTCGTATTCTCTAAGATATTGAGTATCAAACATGGGGGTGTATTTCACACGGCTGGATTTGCAGGTGACACATCTGAATATCATTTGTGCAAGAAACATCAAGGAATCTTTCGTAGTATTTTCGACACTCATCCGATGGCGAAGGAGTGTGCAGTTTTCATAAGGAGTGATTGCAGATGAGTTGGAAGAAAAGACGAATGCGAATGGCGAGGAAAACCAAAGAGAAAATGGCTATTGCCGATGTCATAGAAACCATCGACAAATATCACCGAGCATCAGGCCATGCAAATGTTGGTTCTTGTGTTTCTGAATCAGTTCTTTTCAGCAAACTTCTCAAGAAGTATCACAGGATAGATTCTGAACTTGTCTGCTCCGACATCTTCTGCTGGAATGAGAAGGGTAAGTTCATCGTTGAAAATTGGAATCTCACTTACAATTCCGAATCTGATTTTGAAGCCAAAGAAAAGAAAATGGAAGAAGTATTCGACTATCTCGATTCTATCGGATGTCCTGACCCATACCTAACCGAATGTGGTCATGATACCATCAGTTTCCATGACGATGATAACTCAGGATATCAAGGACATTTAGTAGTTCAAACTGAGTTCTTTATTGTCGATGTGACTATGGGTCAATTCAATCGAGATAGATTAGCACCAATGGGCAAATACTTGGTTTGGGATAGAAGCCATTTCAGACCATTCTCAGACCATAAACAAGATTGGATGTTGGAAGAAAGACCCCAGTTCCCAACAGTCATCAGAGAACGCAGAGAGGATTGGGGCGAACTAAAGGAAGAAAGTGGTATCAGGCACGATGACCTTCCACCAATCGTTAGAACCCAAAGTGAGCAAACTGCCATGATGAAGGTAGGAGAATGGACAACGATTATGCTCCAACTCAGGCCGGAGTTGAGAATAGAGAGAACCTATGACCGTTGGGAAAAGAAATCATTCCGTGAAGGAATCAAAAGAACCATCACCATCATCGACACAATGTTGCTCGCATTGCAAAGACAGAATCAGGAATCTTGAACGCCTTCTCAGGAAGGCTCGGAAGTCCGAGAAGTTTTGGAAGAAACTCCACACTGATTGTGTATCAAGAAATCTCGACCTTTCACTCTCGTTGAAGTGGTCATCGAAAGAGAATATCGACTATTGGATGAAGATGCAAAAACCGATGAAAGGAGAATGGGCAATTCCTGAGAAAAAAAATCAGAAAAAAAATCAGAAAAAATCTCGATGACTCCGTGTCGAGTTCGACATCGACTTTGATTGTGAGATTACAACTGGTGACGACAATGTTGCTATTGGAGAATAAGCGGGATGAAATCACAACTGGAAATGAAAACATCGCTATCGGGAAATAAGCATTTCAGACTACGAGTGGTTCTAACAACTGGAGATTACAATGTCGCTATTGGTCAAGAAGAAGTTTGAGATTCAAACTGGAGATTACAATGTCGGGATGGGGAAGGAATCGAGGTGTCGAACTCGACAGTCGATTTTTCCAAACACCCGATATTTTGCGGAGTTCATATACTCTCGATTTTTTCATTGATATTGGGAGTAAGAATAGTCAGATATGTGCATCAGGATGGAAATAGTCAGATTTGGTCAAATAGAGGCTCATAGAGCGTGTCTTTTCGTTTTCAGGTCAATACCTACCACTGGACAGAGAAACGCTCTCTATGGCGTTTTATTCAGATTCGTAGCAAATGAGTGAAAAACCAGTGCATTTTGGCGAGTTCGTGAGTGAATCGTTCCTACTCGTTGAGATGCCTGATGATGAAATGTGGTTTGTGACCGACAACATAGCAAATCGAACCCATTTACTGACTCTCAAGAATACTCCACAGTTAGTTGCTCAACTATCTCAGATGTTTGAGGTATTGGGATATGATGTTGCTATCCGAAATGTCGTTGTGAATAATCCAATTGACGAGGTGTCGAAGTGGACAGTCAACTATGATGCTTACAGTGATTTCAACACTTTCAGATTCACTCTCAGAAATTATTGATTCTGTCGATACCGACATTCATATAGGTGGGAGAATCAGTTCAGTTTGCAACCGATAATATCACTTGATAACACTGGGGTGAGGGGGTCGGTTGCAGGGTGTGTTGTTTCCCGTTCATAAGCCCCCTCATCCCACCTAACCAACTTCGACATTAACCCTGATTTTATCTTGCGTGATATGGGTAGCGAAGCGACTTCTTCACCACTTATTCAGGCTGGTGCAATCATGATGTTGATTATGCTTACTACCGCATCCATGATGCCCCCATTACCAGCACGAATAGTTCCCTTTTGGGATGATGGTGCTTGTCAATGGTTCAATGGAACTGTTGTCGATAAGAGAATCGAGAACGATAATGGAATTACTGCCGACTACATCTTTGTCGTCAATGGAACCATCGACAACTCAACGGAAGTCGAAATGGAAATCTATGGCGATGCTCTTTTCTTTGCTATGATTCCACTTGGTTCTCATGAGGAACGAGAGGTCTGTGATACCGTTGAATTGAAAGCGGCCATAGCAGATGGGATAATACAGTTCATTTCGTAGTTCATATAGGTGGGATTCTCCGTTGGTATTATGGAACCCAACTGGGTATTCCCAGCATCCATGAGCCCAATTGATTTTGGTAGGCAAATGCAGATTATTCTATTTGCAAATCCAAACACGACTTTTGCATATCGAAGGAATGGTGAGAACATCGAAGTTTTTGCAATCGAGAGTTTTGTTCCGATTTCTGAGGATGGTGAATGAACTTGTCGAAGCCGACACTGACGAATCCAATTTCTGTCGAAGATTTGCTCCGAGTTCGGGAAGTTTATCGAGAACTCAGAATCGAAAGAAATGATATCTTCGGTGGATTGCCTCATGGAACCAAATGGCTCCGCATGAGATACCTGAAAGAAGGAACAGTCAGGACACTTGCATCTGTGTCTTTCAACCCACCAACTTTGTCGATACACAGGATGGCTTTCGACTATCTTCACCCACTACTACTCAAGGGTTTGATTCACCATGAATTGTTGCACTTGATGATGGGTGCAGATATCGGTCACAGAGGTGATTTCAGACAGGTCGAGAAAGAGTGGTCGAGATACAAGGAATATCTAACCCATCGAAAGAGATTCGTGAAGAAGATTCAGGAGCATGAATATCGAGAAGGTCGGCTTCTGAAATATCAGTGCATCAATTGCAAACAGGTTGTCTATCGAACACGAAAACTCAAACCCGAATCTGCTTGCACCAAATGTTGTGATTTATTCAATAACGGAAATTACTCAGAAACCTATTCCTTCATAACGGTGGGAAAATCAGGAAGGGATTGAGAAGCATGAGCGACTATACAAAAGCCGAAATAAAAGCAATGACCAAGACTGCCATAATGAACGCATTCACTGCACATGATTGTGTGGGTGATGACAAGAGGGCTGGAGCAGTGAAATACACTGCAATATCCCTCAATGGAAGTTATCAGAGAATCGCCGCTATCTATGGCTCCGCAGGTGGTGGAGCATCCATTTGGATTAAGGAAGATGCGTGGGAGATAATCAAGCCGAATGTATCACCTGATGATATCCGAATCGAAGATGTCGATTTGACCAAGCGTGGCTTCCAGTGGGCAATCCATTTCGATGACCCAAACGACAACCTGATTCAGACTGTCGTGGATGCCTGTGTTGATGTTGGTAAGGTCAGATGGGATAGGGCTCAGAAGCGAAGGGCAGACGATGCTCGCAGGGCAAAAGTAAGAGCCGAGCGAGAAGCACGAATGGCCGAGCGAAAGAGAAATCCATTTGCTGATGCTGAGTGAGTCTGACTTTCTTGGATGGTGCAAGAACTGGGGAGTGAAATGGTGCATCCCAATTTTCCGTTCACAGGATTCAGAACTACCTAATGGGCATGACTGCAAATCTCTGAATCCAACCCCGCTTGATACACTATTCCAAGTTAGTCAGAAAACAAAGCATTGATATGCAACACACGACCTCACGGCACTTGATGACGACCCAATCAGGACACACACACCCCGATATACAAGCCCTAAATGACGCAATAGATGATGGACAGATAGCCCGTAAGGATTTGAGTTTTGCAAAATCTTTACTCGACCAATTCAATTCCAAAGGAAAACTATCCAGTGGGCAAATGCACTGGGTCAAAAAACTCGGCCAAGCACAAGTGACTCGGCCACATCCTGATGTTGATGAACTTCGCAAAGTAGCAGGTTCTTTGGATGACCGAGATAAGGACTTTGCAACCGACCTAATCCATTCTTGGGATAGGTATGGTCGAATGTCGGCCAAGCAACTTATTTGGGTCAAGAAATTGATTGATAGAGCCAGTTCTCAGATTCCTGATGTTGGTGCAAAGCAAGATGGATGGGATGCAGTTGTCGAGATGTTCGACCAGTTTGAGGGAGATGAAAATGGCCGACCTCTAAAGAGGCCAGCAATCACCCTTATTGTCGAGTCCGATACACAACCTGCACCGAAACCTCAAGTTCCACGATGGGGAACGAAGGGAGTTGAAACATTCAATCCATATCAGAGGGAAGTTGTAGTCAGGCCAACCAAGACTACCCGAAAAACTACCTCAGTCGATGTGAATGGACACACAACAACTCACTTGGATGATACCCACTACTTGACTATCACAGAGTCCGAGAGAGCATACTCTCAGGACAGTAAGAGGTATCTCCAAGAAGGCAAGGCAATCAAGAGAGGAACAGTCCTTAGAGGCATGAAAACAATGACCCCTACATTGAACATTCCAGTGGATGTTCAGATTGTCTTGGAATCACTAAAGCAAGACCCAATTGCAACAGTTCGCAGACTTGGCCGAAGGTCAGGATTCTGTTGTTTCTGTGGTCTGCCTCTATCCACTCCTGAATCTCTCGTTCATGGCTATGGGCCAACCTGTGCAAAGAACGGAAAACTACCTCACGGCAAGAAGTCTGCAAAGGCTATCGAGGCTGAGATGGAAAATGCAATCACAAGGATGGTTATGCTCATGGAAGGTGGAGAGTGGGCAGTAGTCGATTTGGAAACTAACCAAGTCATCATGACCTTTGAAACTGAGGACTTAGCACAGTCTGCTCTTGACGAGTGGTCAGCAATCAAAATCAAGACATCATCAGGAGAGTTAGTCTGATGGCGAAGATAACGAACTCTAACGGTGTATGTGTGGTGTGTGGGCTACGAGCCTTCATCTCCGGCGATGAGTCCACCCCACACTGCCAATGTGAGTTCGATGAACACTCGCTTTGGGTCGAGTGGGAATACACCAATTTGCTCTTTAACCCCGAATCAGCCTGAACTGCTCATGGGCAACAATCGTGCGTTCAGTTTAGCATCAGGAAACAACATTGTTTCGATAGCACCGACCAACCTTCTTTCCATCGCTGGAAACACAACTAATTCTGCCGCAACTCTGAAACTTTACAACGGCAAAGTAGCAGGTGATATTGTCGCCGCAAATCTCGTTCATACATTCACTCTTGCTCAGGGTGCAATCACATACGGTTTCGATGGGCTTTACTTCCCAGCCGGATTGATTTGTGTTCTGACTTTGAACAGTGCAACTTGTGATATTCTAATCGAACACGATTGAGATTTTTTCAATTGCAAAATTGCGTGTCGATTTCGATTTGCTCCGTGTCGAGTTCGACATTATGATTTTCTGATTTTCCAAATCTGATTTTTGACTGATTTTTTCCAAATCTGACTATTTCGACCTTAGAATTACATCCGAGAGGGTGTCTGAACCCTAATTTTCCGAGTTTTGACCATTTAGAGCCAATCTGAGGCCATCAAATGCCTTTCAGGTCAATACCTACCACCGACCCAACAAAACGGCTCAGATTGCGTTTTATTGATATTCGTAAAAATTAGTCGCCAAATACTCTCATTTGGGGCAATCCACTCTCGTTATCGAAGTCGATAGCAAGCCTCGCATAGAGCAAAGCATGGAAAGCGTGGTCATCTCCATCTCTGCCGAACTTTGTCTTGCTTTGGGCATGGGTTGGCCTCATGTTCTGTTCATCCTGTTCTGCTGATGAGTTCAAAGATGTCCATTCATGCAAAACCCACTCCAAATCTGTCGTCTTGTATGGAAGTGAGATTTCCTCATTTTTGATTGCCTCGATTGTTGCTTCGATGTAGGTAGTTCTATCGACAACAACCATGTAAATCAGATTTCTATTATTATCCCTTTTCTTGTATTGAAATGGAGTCAGAGGCCGACTGGAATAATAGCAAGATTTGACCATATCTCCATACTCCCTTTGGAGTTCTTTCACCTGCCTTGCTCCATACCCAATATCACATACGACTTGGACACAATTGTATCGCTCAATCAGATTCTTGATTTCCTCAACTTCATCATTTTCAAAATCTGCTCTTGAATCCAACTTGAGGCAGTTCACAATTTCTCCATTCTTTCTCATGATGACGACTGTTGTTTGATTCCCCCAATCAACACCCATCACAGTTTCTTCCGGTGCTTCCACGAATCTCAGAACCTTCCTGTCGGTATCGACACTTCTCAGAGCCTCATCGAAAGTCAGAGGTTTTGTCGAACCAGCAAAGAACTCTCCAAGAACTTCGTTTGCATATCTTCGTGGTGTGTAAGTTGCCTTCTTCATTTTGATATCTTCATCTGTAATCTCAGGATGCATTTTCTGACTGATGTGGTAGCCGATGATATCCTCATCTGAATCACCGTGAATCCACTCCTGTCCATTCCATTCTCCCTTGCTGGATTTCTCCCACAGTTTCCAAAAGTCAGAACCCTGTTCTCTCGCAGTTCCACTAACGAGAACCCACTTGTATTCTGATAGTGCTAACATCTCGACCAACATGGGCAAAACATCTGCTCCTGAATCCTGATATTCGTCAATGCATACCATGTCGGCTTCGATACCTAACAGACCATGTGCATCTCCCCAATTGGAGTAAGCATAGAGATGATTCAACGACCTCGCTCCAACATCGAAAGTTTGGTGACTAACAGATTGCTTGATTCTCGGTTTCATCAGGCATCCACCGTTGATGCTCGACATCAATGCTCCATTGAATCTCTCATCGACAAACCTACTCACTTGGGGTTGTCTTGGGGCAGTATAGACTGCGTTGAAGTATGGTATGTTCAGGAGCCCATACATGAGCAGATTACAGATGGTTTCAGTTTTCTCAACCTTCCTACTACACTTCAAAACAATCATCTTGGTTTTGGCTGATTTCTTACTGGGTTGAAAGTGCCTGTAAATCTCAATCAAATATGGTCGCTCATGTAGGCTGAACTCCTTGCCATTGATAGTGCGAAAATACTGAGCCCACCTATCGGGATATATTGCAATCTCCCTTGCCTGTGTTGCAGTTAATCTGACACTCAGAGCATCGCTCATGAACATATCAGAAAAGTTGGGGGTCAATATGGTTGTGATACCGTCTGTTATGCATATCGGAAAATGTCACTGGTGACGAAATCAGATTTTTCCTGTCAAACACCCATGTCGAACTCGACACGATACTTTCTGATTTTGATTTGCTGGCAGATTGGATTTTTTTGATTTCAGATTTGAAAATAAAAAAAAG